CTGCTACCTCGTCCCTAAAAAATTCATATTCAGTGCTCGAATCAGATGAATCAACTAAATTCATATTTACCAAAATGCCTGATGACGCATCATTGTTTGCACAATATATAGATTTAACTATAATTGTTCCATCTGTAGGGCAAGTAAGAACAGTTGTTTTACCAGTGCCTGATTGTTTAAAACCTTGATTTTTATAAAAGATACTCATGATAAAAAATAATTAAACGCATCTTGTTCGTTTTTTAAATCTTGTTGAAAAGAAAAATTAAGTTGTTGCTTCATAGTGGTTAAAGACTCTATAATCTGTCTTTGATTTTCTACTTCATACTCTGCTTTAGGCTCAGGTATGTAGTTAGTTATCTTAGCCACTATACTGCTCCAGTTATATCATCTGAAAAATTACCAAAGTCTGCAGCTCCAAATCCGCCGCCACCTGGTGGCGTGCCCCCTCTTTGTCCTCTTGGCCCTGGAGTTTTTCCACCAGCACCTGTTGGAACTCTTAAGCTAGATGTAGTAAACTCTCCTGCACCCTTAAAGTCTTCTGCAATTTGTGATCCTCTATTAATTAATCTTTCTTGTTTTGGCGTTATTAAATTAGTAGGATTTCTTTCACCTTTTAATAGACTAGCCAAGTTTGTGTAAGTTCCTTGTATCTTATCAAGTGGGTACTTCATAAAAGCTTCTTGTTTTGGATCCATGATGTTAGATATTATCTTAAAAATTCCCGTTGGAGTATCTGTAAACATCGCGTCTACATTTTTACCTTCTTCCGTTTGATATAAACCTGATCTCATATTTCTAAATGCCTTTAACTCAGTTGGAACAAACTCATATTTGTTAGGAGCAACTTCAGTGTAAACATTTCTGATTACAGTTTTTGAATCACTCATATCTAAATCACCAAACTTACCCCCTCCTCCACGAAATTCATCATTAGGTCCTATCCCTGCTTGAAATAGTGTTTCTATGCCAGTGGGTTTTTCCGCTTCTGGTAGGAAAGGTAAAACAGGACCTATAGTTTTGGGAGGTGGTGGAAAGATACCACTTATGTCAGGTAAATCCTGATTTAAATATTCTTGTGCTAAATCAAATAAAGTGTTTGCCATTATCTTCTACCATCTGGTTGAGCATCTAGTCTAAGAGTTCCATATCTCCATGTTTCTCCCACAGATTCGTTTTCTATTCTAAGAGATACTAATCTTCCTCTTGCTCTGGTATCTACTTTATCAGTTGTTGATGTAACTGTAAAGGGTCCAAGTGGAGAACTAACTGGAGTGTCATCAGGAAAATCACTCACAAAAAGGGTTATTTTAGCGTTTCCTTCTTGATATTTAAAATCAGGTATAAATCTTTTAACAGACATAATAAACTCCCCATCTCCTCTATAATCAACCACACCAGTTGATTGGCCTAAAGCACTTCTTCTAGAAGTTATGTCATAGTCCCCAGATCTAATAAACGCAGGTATGGCGGTTGTGGATGTGCTATTCACTTGATCTGTGCCAGTTTCATGTTCGTAATATATAGAGGCTCCGTACTTATTTGTTATTCCTAAAATGTCTGGAAAAACAGGTGTGAGCGTATCTTCATAATCAGTGGCATAAGGTTTATCAAACACACCTTGATCTTGATATGTGGTTCTATCTAAAGTAGAGGTAGTCCAACAATTTTCTGCATAATTATATGTCACACACCTATCAATCTGATCAGAGCCATCCTTTGGATAAAACCAATTTACTTCTGTGTATAAATTATTTGATCCAGAAAATATAACATCACTAGAACCAAAATTTAATCCTAGGTTAGTTCCATCGGTTGTAAAAACAAAATCCTCTACAAGAGATGGTAAAGATTTAACTGTTCCGTCATATGCAAAAAACCCTCCTTGTGTTCCCATCCAAAACACGGCTCCGTTAACATAAGAGGCTGCATGTTGACCTATACATCCACAATTTGTACCCACTTGTCTAACTGAAAAAGTAAATGGTGGACCTACAAATTGTATTACATAGGCTGCTAAATCTGTTATTACAAAAACATAGTCTTTACCTTGAATGGCTGCTCTAATCTCATTACCTGTATCTAGTCTAAAAGTACCCGCTGTATTAGTGGCTGTGGGTGCATATGTATTAAGATCTTCTTGATTAGAAAATCTTACAAACATAGGATCTTGTGTGGTTGCATCACCAATCGTTGTCTCAGTTCCAAAGTGAAACAAATGCCTGTCTCTGTCTGAGACTAATGTAAATCTAGTGGCGGTTGGATTATTAGTGGTTTGAAAATTTGACGTAGATTGAGATGCTCTAATTGTTCTAGCATTAGATGCTCCCGCGTCCCATGTAAAAGTTTTTCCATTAAATATTGTAGCTACTAATACTTCACCAAAATTATCAAGACTCCAGTTTCCTGAATCTAAAACCACAGAACTTGATGCTCTAGCTGTTCCCCAAGTGGATGTGTTCCAAGTGGATGTGCTCCATCCATATCCGGTTGTTTGAGTGGTTGGTCCAACAATGATGTAGGGATTAACTGTTGCAGCTCCAGCAGCAGTCATTCCAGAACCTGTTTCTACACTAGCTGCTTGTATCGTAAATTTATCGATATCAGGCACCGTTAATATTTCATAAGTTTTTTGTAAGTCTGCAGCTGTAAATGCACTAGCTCCAGTGACTGTTACACCAGATAAAGTAATGTATCTTCCTACAGCTAATCCATGAGATCCTTTGTTGATTGTAACAACGTTTGAATTATTTACGGTGGTAAGAGTGCACCCTGTGATTGCTGTATCTAATGGACTGATATCATAAAAATCATTTCCATAATATAAAAATAAACCTTGTGATGTTCCAATGGCTGCGTATTTTTCTCCTGAAAAACTGGTAAAGGCTACCTGAGCTCTACCTGCCCCTGGTAAAGTTTTATTACCTGCAGTTAATTGTAACCAACCGCCTATTTTTTCTGGTAACCCATATCTAAATCTAACAAAATCACCATCCGTCCACTGACCTTCAGCTCCCGATTCAGTGTCTTGTTTGTTAAATCCAGCCTTGAAATTCAATTTTTGTAGCATAATATACCTTATATAACACTTATATAAATTATGAAAGATGAAAAAAATCTGAAAAAAACAGTTAATATAGATAATTTTATAAGTATCTATGATAATTATATTCTTAAATCAGAGTGCGATAAAGCTATAAAATTATTTGAAGATCAAGATAAATTTAAAAACACTATAAACAGATTAAATTTTGAAAACGCTCCTATAGTTAAAAAACAAGACCAACAATTTTTTGCTACTTCAAGTAATTTAAATGTATGGTGGAAAGAATTAAAATCCTTAATTGTTAATTTTGATATGGCTTGGAAACATTATGAAAAAAATGTAGGAGCTTTGGAATCTTATGGACAAGATACGTTTCACTATACACAATTAAAAATTCAAAAAACTTTACCCAGGGAAGGATATCATGTCTGGCATTTAGAACATCAAAGAGGCTTTCAAAATGAAGCTAGAGCTTTTGTTTTTTCTATATATCTAAACGATGTTGAAGAAGGTGGTGAGACAGAATTTTTACATTTTTCAAAAAGAGTAAAACCTAAAACAGGTAGAATTGTTATTTGGCCCGCTGCTTTTCCTTATGTTCATAGAGGTAATCCACCACTATCTGGTAAAAAATATATTTTAACTTCTTGGATGATGTTAAGATAAAATGGATCATACAGAGTACATTGTTGAAATAAAAAAAGTAATAAAACCTAAATTTATAGAAAAAATAATTCCTTTTATAGATAAAAAAGCTGATAAAAATTTAACAGTTAAACAAGGTTTAAATACTAATATAAGAAACGTTATAGGACATACTTTAAAATCTGATAGAAATAAAACTGATACTTTTTATTTTAATTTAATAAAATTAGAAATTGAAAGACTTTACATGTTTTACAAAGTTAAATTTCCATTGGTAGATAATAAAAAAATAAATCAAATAGATATACTTAAATATCCACCTGGAGGAAAACACGATGTTCATACAGATGATTGGTGGGAATGGCCAAGACAAATTAGCGTTATTATGAATCTTAATGATAAATACGAAGGAGGAGATTTAATTTTTACAGATCAAAAAAGAAAAAAAGAAATAAAAAGATTGAGATTAGAGGAAGGATCTATAGTATTTTTTCCAAGTAATTTTATGTATCCTCATGGCATAACACCAATTAAGAAAGGAGTACGCTATAGTATAGTAGCGTGGCTTCATTAAATTATGAAGAATAAGAAGTAGGCCTTGCACCTAATCTAGCAACTTTGTCATCTGAAGTTTCACCCTCAACATTATCATTATCCCAATCGGACTGTAGTTGAGTTAAATGAGCTGCGTCCCATCTAGTAGTAAAGTCCGAAAAATCACCTAAGTTTGCGTCTTCCCAAGTAGAATGAGGAGTTTCGTCTCTATATTCTACGGTGTCACTAGGATTTGCTGTTCCGTATTGAATAGCCCAAATATTTGAAAATTTACCTTGACTCCAAAAAGCATCATCATCAATCACGTAATCTCTAGAATTATCGTTTTGTTTAATAATTTTTTTATCTTCCATTACCACTGTCCATGTTGCGTTTGTTGCCATATTTTCTCCTACGTCTTAATAATGTAAATAATTGTTAAATAAGGTTGTACAACTGAAGTGGCACTACCTGTAAAAGTCGCACTCATGTTGTGTTGGTGACCCGTGCCTGAACCAGCACCGCCTGTGCTACTTGCGCCGCTTATCGTGGTTCCTCCACCACCAGGCTGGCCGTTAGCTGCTGTTCCGGATATACCACCTGAGTGACTGTGAGAAGCTAGTTGAGCTGTAGATAAAGTTGCATTAGCTGTGGTACCACCGACTGTCCCTGAGGCTGCCACTGTATTTGCCCCACCAGTTGACGCTAAAGCTTTGGTTCCAGATTTACCCATTGCAACGTTATCTTGTAAATCAGGTAGATTAAAAGTAGAGGCGCCGTCACCTGCTCCATAAGTTGTTGATACAATGGCAAATAATGCAGAGTATGTAGATCTTGAAACTGCTGCTCCATTACATTCTAAAAAACCTGTTGGCACTGATGAAGAAGACCACGGCACAATAGTTGCTGTTGGAATTCCTTCGATACCAGTGAGGTTTGCCCCAGAAAAATCGTACTTTGTTGCTTCGTAGTTTGACATATTATTTCTCCGTGTAAGTCCATCCTGTTGTAGCGTCGCCTGAGAATACTAATCCAAAAGCTGCACCTTGTGTATTTACAGTAAGATCAGACGCTGCATTAGCTATATTAGATCCATTTCTACCAACAGTCAATGCGTTAGAATCAAAATCATAACCTTGATCTACAAAATGGACTTCATCCCCTGTAGCAGGGGAAGCTGGAAGCGTAATTGTTACTCCTCCACCATTTGTGTTTACTAAAAGTTTAGCACCTGCTTGGACTGTTTCTGCAGCAGATACTGCTCTCCACTTTCTATATTCATTTGCTTTAACTATGTTTGTTCCATCTGAATATAGAATATAACAATTTCCTTCACATAAAAGCACACCTGTTCCCGATGTAGTTTTAAAAGTTAAAGTATTTCCAGCGTGGTCTGTTGAATCTTGAACTACGTAAGTTTTTTCAATTGAGTTAGGTACAGTTATATTTAAATTTCCAGCTAAAGTGCCTGTTAGTTTTAATACGTTGTTTTTACCATTTGATAATGCACCGTTAGAGAAAGTTAAAGCTCTACTAGCGTTAGTTACGTTGAAGGTGCTATAGCCACCAATGGCTTGTTCTAAAATTAATAAGTTTGTATTTGTAATTTGTCCCCATGTTCCCGAGTTTTCACCGGTTGCTTGGACTGTGAGTTTTAGGTTAGCTGATGTTGAATTCGCCATATTTTATTCCTTATGTATTCATTTTATTAAAAATAAGAGTTTCTGTCAAACTCATTATGCAGCCACCTCTCGCCATCCTGGAGGATCTATAGGTGCTGAACCTGTATCTATCTCGTTCCAGATTAAAGCATTACCATTTCCTTGGTTCATAGTCAACCCTAAACCAGTTACTGAAATATCTACGTGAATAACAGGTGTTACACTAGCTAATTGAGCATTCATAGATATACCTGTTACATCTACTTCTTGGCTTGGAACAGCTGTAACACTAGATAGAGCGGCAGTCATTGGAATGCCTGTAGGAATATCAATGTAATCAACAATGCTTACTGCATTTCCTAAAGATGCAATCATTGCCTCTCCAGTAATACTAGCATCAGGGGCTGGATCTACATTACCAAGAGTTGCTTGTGCTACATTTAAAGTGTTGAGAAAGAAATCAGCATTTCCTGTGACAGATTCGGGTGCACTTACCGCCGCTGCCATAGCTATTCCAGTTACATCGACATTTGCAAATTGACCTTCTACTCCCCACGCATTTACATTCCAACCTTGTCTACCCCAACCAGTTTGATTAAATGCCTCTATGGTTCCAAGGCCCATAGACATTGCAATACCTGTAGCCATTGCATCAGGGCTAGCATCTGCTGTTCCCAAAGCTCCAGTGATTGGAAAACCTGTTGGAAATACTTTTGTTTGAATATCTATATTTGTGTTTGTTCCGAGATTAGCGGTCATTAACTGACCGTTGTTTGTGGATGGAGTTGCGACTACATCGATGTGAATTGCTGGATTACCTAAAGCTCCTGTTAAAGCAATACCTGTAGGAAGAACGTTTCCAGCAATGTTCCAAGCAAAATCACCCCAATTGGCTCTACCCCAACCTGCATTAATCTCACCAACAGTTGACTCGTCTCCTAAACTTGCAGTTAGGGCGATACCCGTAACCTGTGGCGACGGATTAGCTGAATCGTTCCATTGGTTCTGGCCCCAAAAGCCGGTATTCCAAGTCCCTGATGCCATAGGAGTTTACCTCCTAATTAACCAGAGATTCTTAAAATCGCTGCTGTTGAAGTTTGAGCTGGAAACTGAATTGTAAAAACTCCAGACGTAGCTGTTTTATCTCCTCCAAAATCCAAAACTGCCACCGCTGAATTTGAAAACGATGTGTTGTAGATTAATGCTCCTCTAGCAGTAATAGTGACCCCAGTAAAAGATCTGTCTGCAAAGTCCACTCTTGCTACACCAGCTGTAATTGAAGTTGCTAGGTTAACTAACTTTCCACCACCAGAAGTATATTGTCCTGAGTTTGAAACCTCGTTTCCAGTTGTGAAAGAAGTTGTTGCTGAGTTTAGAGTTGCTGAAGAAGTATAAAGAGCTATTTTAAAAATATCACCAGAAGGTGCCGCTGTAAAATCTTGGTCACCATCTAATAATTGTTTTTTAAATGAGTTTGCAATTGCTTGTGTTATAGCCATTTGTTTTTTCTCCTATTTACCTATACGAGGAACACCACTTTGATATTCATCTCGTCTTCTTCTTCCCATTTGTTCTATTGAGAAGCCTTCTACCACTTGTTTATACTTTCCTTCGTATAATTGCAAGAGATCATTTGGCCCTTTTAAAAAACCATATGCCTCTACTAGACACGCATATAAAAGTCCGTTGGGAAATTGCAGGCTTAAATATGTAGTAGGAACTGTACTAGATAATCCATCTGGTTTCAAGATATAATTTAATTGTATTGTGTAGGTCTGGTCAGGTGTAGGAGCCACAACTATCGTGTTTTCATCCCAGTTGCTGTAATATTTAGGGGTTCCTTGAACTCCTAAATTGTTAAATTCTGACATAAAACTGGTATCTCTATATTGTAAAAAATCTCTGTCATTAGCCACCCCAACCCCTGCAGAATCTACAATCTGAGCTGATCTAATAACCAATAAATCTTGTGGTGTATCAATAAATCTTGTCCCTGCTATTAAGTTAGCAGACACGTATCTTCTATTATTATCAGAGTCTACATCTCTTAAGATTCTAAACTCTGCATTTTCAATAAATCCGTTTACGATAGTATCAGTTAAAACCGTGCTTGTGACCTCCGTGTAGTCTCTGATTTTTTGTACTAATTCTGTGTATGTCATGATATACTTACCGTTACATCTCCTAAAGTTAAACTTGCTTCTCTTCTTCTATTTATATCAGATGGATTTTCTGGCACCATAGAATTATTACTTTGATCCTGAAAAGAAAAAGATCCAGGTAAACTTAAATCGGCAATAATTCCTCCACCACCTCCAGTGTTTAAATCAAAACGTTGTGGTCTCGCTTGTTCTAATCCTTGAGGATCCGCAACAAAAGGTTTTGGCTCCAGTTGTGGTTGTTTACGTTCATATTCTGTAATATGAACAAACGCGCCATTCCATTCTGTAACCATTTCTCTCCACGGAAATGCTTGACCACTTCTATCTGAAATTGCTAATGCGTATTTTCCTTTTGCAAATTTTGCCATTATAAATCCTTTGGTTTTGATTCTAATGCTTTATCCACACTGCTACTTTTTTCTGCTAATTTAGCAAAATCTTCTAGTGTCATGTTTGCTTCATCTGCATTTGCAGGTGTTGATTTTAATACCATTGCTGCTGTTGCAACAGGTAAACTAGCTAACATATTTAAACCTTGCATCGCTAAAGGAGTTAGACTTCCGGCTCTAGCTAAAAAAGTTTGAAATAAATTTGTTTTTGCTTTACCAAGTGAAGCATCATCTAAAAGCACCTCTAAAGTATTTCCACCAAGTTCTTTATATTTTGATACTGGTATTTTTAAAGATTTTACTGTTCCACCTAAATCTTTAATAAGTTTTCCTTGAGACATAGAGCCTCCTTGAGCTATATGTCTAGCAAAATCTTTTTTTGGTGTAAAATATCTTCCTCTATTTTCTTTAAAATCTAATCCAGATCTTGAAGGAGCTTCTCCTCTAAATAATTCAATTAATTCCTCTATGCCTGCCATTATATCTCCGGATAATAAGTTTTAGGTGAAATATAAACACTAGCAGGCGAACCATCTTCTGCTAATGCTCTTTGTATTTCATCCTCATAAATTAATTTCATCTCTTGTATTCTTTGTGGTGCTTTTTTCATGGCCATATAATATGCTAAACCTGCACACATACATGGTACAAACCTGTTAACAACATCAGCTTCGTTTGTGTACTTACCTGCATCTTGAATTCTTTTAACATAATAGAAATATAAATATTCACCAGCTTGTGTACTACCTGGTGTTAAATATAAAGTTACTGTAACTTTATCTATAAACCTTTGAACAAAATATTGTGATGGTTGGCCAGTAGAACTTTTATTTGAGAAAGCTTGGTATTGAGATCTATTAATTTTTGAAAGTGGTGTGTCTACGTCACTTGAATTTCTATAACTGGCTTCTAAAATATCTGAAACCATATCCACAAAATTAGTCACAGCATCACCAGAAGCATGAGATGCAGCGGTTGTACCATCAGCTCCTCGATCAGAGGCTGAACATAAAATATTATTACCCGAAATTGAAGTATAAGTTATTACTTCAGAATTAATTCTTATCTTACCAGTGGCATTCATATTTTTAGTGGATGCTACTGGAATTGTAGTGGCTGAATCTGTAATCCCTGATGATAGAGTTGTGGTTATACCATTTGCATTACCGTCAGATGGAGATCTAAATATTGTATATTCATTTTGGTTTTCTACCAAACTGATAGCAGTTCTTGCTACCTCCCAAAAATGCAAACCTCTGTTATCCCATTCTTGAAACATTATATTTAAAGAACGTCTTGCAGATCTTAAATCATTCCCTGAATAATCAAAAAATCCTAATCTTTCAAAAGCTTCAGTAATAATATCATCTATCGAGAGAAATTTCTCGAATGTACTTGTGCCTGAAAAAGCCACTTTGCCTC